ACCATCGATCCCTCTTTGAAAACATGACTACCAAATGCTTCTACTTGATTCTGTAGAATTGATTGTAAAGTCGTTAACTCCCTAGCTTGAATAGGGAATCCTGGTTTAAATAAGACCCTATAGAAATTGTCATACTTATCAAAGTCATCATAATAAGGGCTTATATTGAGATTCGTTTTCTGTGGCATTTTTTAAAATTCCAGGATAATTTTAACGTCTTCTTTTTGTCTAGAATTTCTTGAAATCACTGGGCGGTTATCAAGATAAATTACATCTCCCGACCCTTTATTTATCTCAGAGGAAGAAAGTCCATTTGTAAATTGAGACCCAAGAGAAACAATTTTGGACCCAGTTGGATTTGTCGTAATACCAGTAAATGCAGTATCAACAGATCCTGAGAAACCACCAGTAGTGGTTACAGCATTTCCAGATGACTCAAAACTAAGTACTTTTGATAATGTAGAAATGCCCACATAATCTGTAGTATCAAAAGTAGTTTGATTCAAGAATAGTGACCTATCTTGAAAATACTTAATGACTTTTGTTTCAGCATCATATGAGGCAACAAATCCTTTTGCGGTTCCATTAGTTACAGATTGATTAATTCTATCACCGATAGAAACCGACCCAGATGTTGAAGAAAACTTAATTGCACCCAGAGATGAGAATTGATTTTCTGTAAACAAAGAGGTTGACCCAATTGAAGTTGGGTTCTTAACAATACCAATTTGTGCAAAGTTAGTATCTACTGGGAAGTCCCTTGTAGAATCATCAAATCTTGCATAGACTAATACTTTATCGGCACCCAATTCCTTGTAAATATCATAACCATGACCTTTAGAAGGTGGAATGATGGGAATCAAGTTTGCTTTTGTAGAAGAACTGGAGTTGATTGATCCAAGGTCAACAACACCATAAGTGTAACCTTTACCACCAGAGGAAATTATAGTATTTGTAATTTGGCCAGAGCTATTGACTTCAACTACAACCTTTGCTCCAGACCCATCACCAATGATGTTTAATTCATGAGATCCTTGAGAATATCCAGCTCCACGATTATCAACGTAGACTTTCTTTATTTGGTTTTCGTTTGTGTCCGAATTTGCATTTCCTCTAACTGCCTCTATCTGGGCATTAGTGGAAGTTGACCAATCTCCAGGAAGAGAAATATATTCTGTTGAATCAAATTTAATGATATCACTTGGAGAAATAGTGAATAGATATTTCCACACATATCCATCACCACTAACACCTGCCTTAGATGGCTCTAAATCGGTGAAAGTTGGTTCATCTAATGATGCATTGCCAGTTGTATTGATTCCAGAAGAACCGTTATCAATACAAATGTATACCTTATACTCACTATTAATTACATAATAGTTTGCATCATAAAGTCTAGATGACTTTGTAATTGGTGATAAGTTTGTCAGACTATAGTCATGACGATACATTTCATATTTTGTGCCTCTCGCCCACTCAACTTTTCTTGACAGTCTCCTTACATTGGTAGAGGTTACCCTCTTACCATACATCATACTATCCCCAACAAAATTCTCATAATTAAAATTATCAGTCGGAGAAGGAGTATCAGTATCCCAATCAGTATCTCTACCAAACCCAGACGCAGTTGGATTTGACAATCCTACAAAAACATAATATGAATTGGAATTACTGCCGACAGAATCTACAAAGTTTCCAGCATTTAATATTCTAAACTGGTCTGTTACAATTGCCGCCATCTTAATAGCTTTTTTCTATATTTATAACTATCCTAGATCTTTTCTCAGACTTCCACTATCTCTCAGTCCATATCCCCTTCTTTGAATAGTTGGGAATGTTGATAAACCAGAATCAATTGTAAGACCAGTTACACCGATTGAAATTGGTGAGGTTGCTCTGCTGAATCCAGAAAGTCTACCCCAAGAGAATCTTCCTACAGGTGATGTGGTGGATCCAGTAGTAGACAATCCTGTAACATTAGTTCCAGAATCTACGTTTACAATGATATTTGCATTTGATCCACCAGGTGTATTTAATGTATGAATGACATAAACATTATCACAGAATGTTGTGCCAATTCCAACTACTGCAGAATTTGCACTATCAATAGAAGTTACACCAGATCCAACTCCAGTACCGAAGATGTGGATTGGGTATCCAGTAGCAAGTCCAGTGAAAGAGGTGGAATTTAAGAAGAATTGAATTGCCAGTGGATTTCCTAAAGTTCCGCTAGTTGTTGAAATTCCAGTTATAATTCCAGAGAATCCTTCAACTGTGCTAATTTCAAGAATGTTTTCATATGAAACATTTGATGTTGGTGCAAGAACTAATGGTGGATTTGAAGTTGTATAACCAAATCCAGGATTGGTAACAGATACTGTAGTGATAATACCTGCAGTAATTGCTCCAGTTGCCGTAGCAGTAGTTCCAATACCAACTCCTACAGATTTTGGAGCGGAGATTGAAAGAGTAACTGAAGACCCAGTATATCCAGACCCACCATCAACAATAGATAGTGAGCTGATTGTACCAGCAGCAGAGACTACTGCAGTTATAGCAGCTGCTACTGGGTCACTACCAGAAACAATAAGAGCATCTACATTGTTGATTACAATAGATGACTCATTCTCTTCATAGTTGAAGAATTGTGCGTCGTCAACGAATACCTCTGTATCAGATGTTGAAAGGTCACCGATTATTCTTGCAGTTGGATATACTTGTGCCTCAATAGAATCTCTTGACTTGTAAATTAATTCGCCATTGATATTTACATCAACCTTTTGCTTTGTCCAGTCAAATGGTTTGTAATTTTGCTCATCAATCCCAAGACCAGAATATATGTTTGTTTCAACTTTATCAGAAGCAGTAATATTGTAGACACTTCTATCCGTTTGACTGGTTGTAAATCCAATCGTATCACTCTTCTTAACTGTTAAAGTATCGCCAACTTTAATCGATTCATTAACACTGACAGTTAAACTATCAGTATTACGAGTTCCTCTGTAGAAGAAGATATCAATGTTATCCCCTTCTTCTGGTGGGGATGTGAATGTAAATGAAGTGCCTCCGTCAAAGATGTAGTTTATTCCTGGTTCTTGAATAACCCCATTTACAAATATCAACAAGACATAATTAAGGTCAATCTTAGAGGACTCTGAATCGTTAGGATTAATTTCAAAACTAAGAAGATTTCCATTATAATAGAGTGGGAATCTTGTTCTGACACCATTTTGTAAGGTGTCGATTGGGTCAATGAAGTCCAACTCACCAAACTGCCATGCTGAGAAAGAATCTGTAAATGTATCAAGGACTGTTACTTGGAATTGCTCAACTGGTGAAGAAAGATTTACATCTGTGACAAGACCTACGGGAGTGAAGACATCGCCAACCTTAAATCCATATCCAGATCTAGTAATCTTGAAGGAAGATACTTCAAACAAGGTAGACCCAATTCCAGTTCTGGAGCTGGCACCTACATCAACAGACATCAACAATCCTGTACCTGTATCAGTAGTAGCACCAAATCCAAGTCTTGATACACCAGTAACACTTAGATTGTCATAAGATGGCTCAGATACTGAAATTACAGGATTGCTATATCCAGTACCACCAGCACCAACCGTGAATGATAACGTGCCACCTACACCGACTGTTGCAGTGATAGAAGCAACATCTCCAACATGACCACTTTCATAAACTGAAACACCAATAGAAACTAATCCGTTATATCCCGATCCAGTTATGTCTGTTGTACCAAGTCCGACAGATACAATAGAACCACCAGCACCAACAACTGCTGTTACAGAAGCACCGACAAGAGGTGCATATCCAAGACCAGGAGTTGACCCAAGTGAAACAATAATTCCACCTCTTGGTAGTTGATTTGTATTAACATCATAATCAGAAATCAGCAATCCACCAGATGTTGTAATTCCAGTAAAGACTACGGTAGAAATACCAGCACTTTCAGTAAAACTATAATTATTTCCTACATTATTTTGTGTGGTTGGAGTTTGGAAGATATCATTGATAAACAATACGCCACTTCCAGTCTCAATTCCAGTTGTATTTGCACCGCCAACAGTTAAAGTATAAGAAGAATTGATTCCTGTAAAGGACTTGGAGATATTGTCATAGATTTGATTAGTTGAATAATCATCTCTAAGATATACTCTTCCACTAAATGTTGATCTTGGAGTAGGAATATTTCCAGAATCAACTGCATCAGTGCTATTACCTTGTGGTGGCTCTGTGAAGTATACCTTATTATTAACAATATTAAAGGACCCAAGATAGACTCTTGCTGCAGTTCCATCAGTGTGGGAAGTTGCCGAAGACCCAACAAATCCTCTTACAGTCTTAACAACATTGAAAGATCCAGTGCCCGTAATAGGTCCAACTGCTGTTGTGCCAAGTCCAACAGAGTCAACTTTTACATACTCATTATCAATCTTCAAGAGATCTCCAGGAAGTATTGAAGAAATTCCAGAAACGGAGAAATAAGTATTTCCTGCACCAATTGACCCACCATTATCAAACAGAGTGCAAGTATTTGGAGTGAAAGCAATTGGACTCTGGACAACACCATCAACCAGAATGATTGATTTCTCCATTCTCTTGGACATTTCAAGAGTATGAGCATTTCCAGCACCAGCAGAACTAAATGTTACTGCTGTCCCTGCGTTTGCGTTTGCTTTGGTAGTTGCAAGTTTAAATTGGTCACTATTAAGTCTAATTGCAAAAATGTTACTTGGAAGACTACTTGCTCCAGAAACTTGAATATCGCTGAATGATTGTCCATTAAATGATGATGCTGAGAGATAATTTAATTCTTCACCTGTGCTGAAGAAGTGGTCTTTAATTGTAAAGACGCCAGTGCCAAGATTCAATACATCAGTATTAGATGGATTAAATGTCTTCTGGAAGATTGGGGTGCCACTAGTATTGAGATTAAAGTCCAGTTTATTGACTCTATTTCCATTTCTACCATTGTATGCAGAAACTAAAACAGATTCAGAAATTGTACCATAAGTCAAATCTAATGGAATATTGATTAAATCTCTTTCAGTCTGAATAATTTCACTGTAGGTTTGAATATTAACAGTATCAGTTACTGAAGCATCTGGATAGAATTTAACTATGACATTAGACCCACTGATTTCAGACCCAAAGGTGCCAATACCAGTTACACTATCATTGGACAGGAATGGATATTGAGTGATGTAAGTGTCAGTATCATCATGAATCGTCAGCAACTGGTGGAGTGAAGTTGTGTTACCATATCCAATTCTTGCAATGGTTTTGATAGAGGTAACATCACTCTTAGAAACTGAAAGTATAGTGGAAATACCAGATGCATTGACAAAAGCACTTTCCAATCTTGCAGTATTCTCAGACCCATCTGGTTGACCAGAACTCTTAAATCTGTAGGTGCCAATACCAGATGCAGTAGTACCAAATCCAACGATTCTAGTTCTAACAAAGACATCATTAGAATCTGTATTGTTATATTTGATGGAAATTACACCTGATCCTATATCAGAACTGAATGATCCAATAAATCTTCCAGTAATCTGAGAAGTTTCATCGTTATCAAAATAATATTCAGATACATAGGTATCTGTGTCATTATGACTTACATAAAGCTCTACATAATTGATTTCGTCAGTAGTCCTATTTTCAACTTCAGCATTAATAAAGAATGCCTTTGTTGCTCCAGTATCCGCACTAAAGATAGTTTCTGTAGTTGCACTTCCGACAGAAATATTTCTTCCAGTAAGATTAATAAATCCAATTGATTGTGTACCAACTCCAGCAAGACCGCTAGAGAAGTTATTCTTTATAATCTTAATGTCATAATCTGAATTAAATTTCTCATCAGGAATAAATCTCAGAGACAATTCATTAGAATCATTAATAAAACCAGTCAATTCGGCAACTTCACTTAAAGTGTTATATACTGACCCCTTTTCAACTGTAATAATATCACCTGATGGGGAAGGTAAAGTAATTACTTCTGTCGTCTGTCTTTCAGTATTATCTGGGTTTACAATCTGAACCAAGAATCTGTTATATCCATCATTGATGCTGTAATCAACAATATCACTATAAAGTTCAGTTTCTCCTTGATTGCTAGAGAATTGTGTATTGACATTATCAATAGGAATAACTCTATTACTCAAACACTGAATATAGTTGGATAATTTCTTATTTTGTAATTTCAGATATTTTGACTTAGTTGGTGAGAAGGATTGAGTATCAATATCAATAGCAAGGTCATAATTCTTGATTGTGTCCACTCTTTCTTCAGATATAATATCTAACAGTGCAATACTTGAAGAAGAAATGCTAGTGCCAGCAGACACGGTAGACTTGCTAGAAATTTCAGTATCTGCAAAATTCTTGAGACCGCTGGTATGCAGTAAACGATTTACTGGATTTACTAAATCTTCATATTCAATAGGACTCTTAATACTATAAGAAAGATTCTGATAGTAATCATTATCTGGAGTAACTTGATAATCAAGATTCAACTTACCAATATCATCAGACCAACCCATATCCTTTCTCAAGGAGTAACCTAATCTAAAGAATGCTCTGTTATTATCGATTGATTCGATAGTAGCAATAGTGCCAGAATTTTTACCAAGAATTACTTCAGAAGCACTCAATTCGTAACTTCCATAGATTTTTATGCTATCGCTCAGATTTTCAGTAACAATCAAATCTCTTTCAACATAAGTAGATCCATCTAATGTAAAGAGTTTTTCACCAAGAATAAAGTTGAGTGTCTCTTGAGATACAGTAAATGTTGGATAATCATTCTGATTGATAATTGTTGCATAATTATTTTGTGCTGTAATTGCAACACCAGCATTTGTTGTATATGGTGAGATATCAACAACTACTTGAGCTGGATTTGAATTTGTATATCCAGTTACATTGAAGAAATTGTATTCATGATCTGCTGAGTTAAATCCATCACCAGAAGTTCCATACTTTCTAATATTCTCTAAGAATACCTTATCTCCAACGGAGAATGCATCTGTAGCAAATCCTGAGATAGGTGTTGTTAAGATGCAGGTCAGAATACCAGAAGTAGAGGAAATGCAACTTGAAATTCCAATACCATTGCTATTATTGATGGCATATACTTTATTGACAGTATCCGAAAGACCTCTTGGTACTTCAACAATATCAACTTCTTCAATAGAAGACCCTTGCAACTTGGCTTCTAATATTCCATTGCTATATGCTTGACCAGTTAGTGGATTGACAACTACCAAATCTGGAGCAGAAGTATAGTTGGATCCTCCAAAAGTAACATCAACATTGGTAATGGTATTTCTATCAACCAGATTGACAATCGGTGAGACAAATGCTTCTGGACTTAAGGTCTTATCAGCAGAGAAGTCAAATCCTTGGTCTTCAATAGTAACTTCATTAATTCTACCAATGTTGGTAGATTCTGGGATAATGTCAGCACTTTCACCAGTACTGGAGGCAATGCTTACAAACTTGGGAAGTTTCTTATAATTGAGACCCTTAGATGTGATTCTCATAGAATCAACACCACCCTTCTCAGTAGCAGAAGTTGTGGAATACTTTAATACCTCAGTATTATCTTGAGTATATGAAAGTCTCTCTGGATTAGATCTCAGAGACACTGTAAAGGTTGTGCTTCCGATTCCAGTTACAGAATATGTGCCATTATAATCACTATCAACAAATAAGATTTCCGAATAATTTGCTACATTTTTATCAGTTGTGCTAATATATCCAGATCTCTCTAAAGCATAGTAAACTTTAGTTGGAAGTGTATTTCCATAGTTAAGTGTTACTGATGCATTAGTTGAAACACCTACAGTACCAACACCAATAACATTGAAGGATGTGGAAGATCCAACAGAAACCAATTCATTATAGAAGTTGTTGTCTTCAAAGAGTTTGAAGTTATATCCACTAAGAGAAGAATGTGTTACATCAAATACCAGATTATTGTTTCTGATATTCTTGATTTGTGGGTTAATTCTAGAGATTTCGTGACCAGCACCTCCAGTGGAAGCAAAACTTACTACTGAAGGTGGTGAAGAGAGTGAGTTGTAATATGTACTGGAAAGATTGATTGTATCATCATCAATTCTGTAAATATAATATGACCCAGTTTCCAGACCAGAAACAACTTCATCTGAAGAATCATAGAATACCTTATCACCTGTCTTAAGACCGTGAGATGATATTGTTAACTGATTAGTAGTAGTGTTTACTGCAGTTGATGTAAAACCAATTGGATTAATCAGGAGTTTGTTGTTAGCAGAATTATACTTAACAACAATTGCTGTTGAAGTACCGATACCAACTGACTGATTTGGTTTTACAGTAAGAGTAACACTATCATCAACAGCAAGTGAATGAGACTCTGACAGCGTTAATGTAGATTCAATTTTCTCTACTCTTGCAGTTACTTGAGTATAATTAGATTCAAGTGAATATTGATAATCGGTGTCATCACCATTGGCAGTAAATGATCTAAAATACAGACCATCTGTGCTAGTGGTTAATCCAACTTGAGTCGTCAGACCAATATAGTCATTAGACTTATTAATTACATAAAGTGTTTGTGAATTTCCAGATGGAATACTAAATGTGCCACTACCTTCGGTATTTGAAACTGAAACAGGATTAGCACCACTCAGTTTTTCAAAGACAACTGGTTGAGAATTTTTAAATTGATGATTTGGAAGATATATGCTTTGAGTTGGAACTGAAATGGTTTTAGTAATATCACCAATTACATAGTTTTTAGAAACTGAAATTCCAGTAGTTGTTCCAATACCAACAGATTGGGATGGATTGAAATATACCTTATCATTTAACTTAGAATCAAAGTATGGTGTCTTAACTGAAATGGAAAGTCTGCCAGTTAACACAGAAGCTTCTGTAGATGCTGTGTGAGCAGCGCCTGTAACACCTCTCAGTGCTCTTACAACTTTGTTTTCGGGGAATATGTTTAGGACTGATAGTTTCTCAGTTCCAATAGCAACTGTAGACCCAATAGAGAGGGATACAGGAATTCTAGAAACATAGATATCAGTAACAACACCTGCTGTGGCATTGCTTGGAACTTGCTTTATAAGGTAAGTTTTTTCCGATGTAACACCAACAATATGGGATTTAGTCAATCCACCAATGAAAGTTGAAAGACCAGAAACAATAACACTATTTCCATCACCAACAACATTCACCTTATCAATGTGAAGTGAAACTGTATTTGAATCTTCCCATATAACCTTTGCAGATTGATATGTGTTTATTGTGGTGTCCAGATTTGTAATAGTCTTTCCTGTAATACTTTTGACATCAGCAGATAGTCCACCACCACTAGTTCCAGTATTATCAAATGATGCCACATCTCCCACGGCATATCCACTACCAGAAAGATTGACAGTAAGTTTATTAACTTCACCCTTAGTTACAGAATCAATATTTGCCCTTTGAACTAAAATCTCATTAGACTCTGAGATAAAGTCATTGTCAGAATATCTATCTCCAACCTTGTATGGGAAAGTATTTCTAACAAGACTTGAGGAGTTGAAGTCGAAGTCTTGATTTACTTCCTGAGCAACAACGAGTGACTTATATGTATTTCCAATAAAATATGGGAAAATAGATTCAGAGGTTGTAGATGATATAGTTGCAAAATATGCATATACCCCATTAGGAAATTCTGGAGTTTTACAATATCTACCATTGTATTGGTCAAGATCTCCAGAATTATCAAAATTATAATCTTCAACAAAGAATCCTGATGCAAATCCAGATGGTCTGTCAGTTACATTAGAAGTTGATTTAGTGTATCCACTTACTAATACTTTAACAGAAGAATTTGTATCAGATGCGTCGCTATATCCATAAGATCCATAAATTGGATTACCATCGTATGCCCATCCAATGATAGGTGAGTGTTGTGTACCGTTATCAGAGAATTGACTTCCAATAGATGTTGTATATCCAACAACACCATATTCAAGACCTTGAAGATTTTTGGGATTATCTAATAATACTTCACTTCCAAATCTATTTTCATTATTTACATTTAATTCTCTCACATATGCTTCAGCAAAAGCATTGATTCCTCTCGAAGTGGCGGATATTGTGGTGTTTGCATCGTATCCAATTCCACCATTAATGACTACAACTTGAGTAATTTCTCCATTAGATACAACTGCTCTCAATTTAGCACCAACACCAGCACCGTTGACAGTCAATTCTGGAGCAGAGCTGTACTCACTTCCCGAGTTTGTAACTTGGACAGAAGATATTCTACCACCAGTTATAATTGCTTTTAATTCAACTTCTTTTCCAGTCTTAATCGTTACGCTTGGTTTCTTGTGGAAGTTAAGGACATTTGATCCATATCCTGTTCCTTTTTCATAGAGATAAAGATTTGTGATTTCACCAGTAACAATTGGAGTTGCGGTTATGATTCCAGAAACCCCATCATACTCAGCACTAATATTCAACTGAATATCAGGATAACTAAAATTATGATATCCACTTCCAGTGCCAGTCAGATTAACATAATTACCACTTACATAATTTGAAGTGATAGTTGCACCAACCCCAGCAGAAGCAAGTCTGATTCTATCATCATTTTGTTTGATGATATAGTAACTAGTGGTAGTAGAGAGACCAGTGATTACTGTACCAGTTGTTGTATAGTTTACAAGGTCTCCATCAGCAAATCCGTGATTTTCAAAGAAGATATTATCTTCTACTGTAGAAACATTCTCTGGTTTGATGATGAGTTTTTTATTTTCATAATCACTTCCAGGGTTGATGACCTTAATTGACCTAAGTGTATTCTTACCTTCGAAAGTTCTAAACTTGTGAATACCTTGAGTATTCGAAGTAGTGAATCCTACAGTATTGATACCTGCGTTATAATCAATTTCTGTTGGATACAATTTAACAGTAGTGCTATTAACTACCTCCGTATAATAAACAGACCCACTATTCAATGTAGTGCCTGTGTCTGCATTACTACCACCAAAAGTACCTACACCAACTGCAGGGTTTCCATTCCTATTATAGACAACAGCATCTCCATTAGAGAAGTTATGCTGAGTTAAGAATGTCAGAGTATCTGCAGTAATATCAATACCACCACTATCTGTAGAAACTCTAGAGTCAAATTCTACTTCACGGAATCTCTTCTCTATTACTGGTTCTAAGATAGCACCACTACCATTACCTCCAGTAAGTGTTACTGATGTAATCTTCTTAATATCAAAGTCTTGTGGGTCAACGATTACTTCCTTCAGACTACCTTTCAATGTTGGTCTGACAAGAGCGGTAGTGCCCGCACCAGAAGATATTACTACATCTGGTGGATTAATTACATCATAACCACTACCAGTATTGTATAATGTAATTCTATCTAATGGTCCATAATAAATTTTATCTTCGGATTTGTAGTTAATAATCTCAACACCATTAACAAGCATTCCTGTAGATCCAGGAATAGTCACTTCATTTTTACCCAGTTTAATATTTTTTTCAAATGGGAATTTCTTGAGAACTTTCTGAGGTTTGATTTCCTCATCCTTTTGTGATGACAATACAAAAGTATGAGATCCAGTTGAACTTGATGAAGTAAACTCAACAGGATTATCACTTACAATCAGAGACCTAGACAGATAAAGTTTGATTTGATTGTCCGGAGACAATACCTTAACATAATAATTACCCTCTGGCATACCAGTGAGTGCAGTATTGCTGGCACTATAGTAAACCTCATCTCCAGTTATAAAGGGAACACTGTTGGGAAAAGAAATGATAGAATACTTTTCGGTGGTGCTGTTATAACCTTTCAGTGTTGTAGAGTTTGCTGAAGAAATGCTAGACTTTTTAACGGTCTTTGTTATGCTGTATGATGGTAATGAGTTAGAGGCAACATAGAAATACTCATCATTCTCATTATAAAGATTCTGCACATCACTTACAATAGCATTATTGCCATACAGGATGGGTGTGCCAGAACTAGTTGCAGTTCTTAACTTTCTTCTAATAGAATAATCAAGATTAGAATTATAAGTGAATCCAATTAGATTATCTAATGTAACTTGATTTCCAGAGATTGATGCAACCGTTGCGTTAGCATGAGCAACATTTTGAGTAGACCCTAAAAGAATATCTACAGTATCGCCAACTTTTAAACTTGACTTGTCAATATCCGACTTTAAAACAAAGTTAGAACCACTAATGCTATCAACGATGTATCTACTGCTGGTATTGTAAATCCAAGTGTTAGCAACTAATTGCTTATAAGTCTTATCGTTATCTGGATTTCCAATTTTTTCACCTACATTTTTCACATAAATTTTTTGACCTTCTGTAGAAAGTTTGATATCGCTAACGGTTTCAAACTTAGAAAGAACACCTGTGATACGGACTTCTACCCTTTTTGTGATATCGCCATTTTCATATCCGACGAATACTTCATCAGTACGAATTTCATCAGCAACTGAAATAGCATTATCAATGCCACTACAACCTAAGAATTGATTTACAGTCTTAGATGTGTAGGTTATTATGTTATCACCAGAAATTAGTGTGCCAGAGGCAGGGAAACCAATAGTGGTATCAACAATAATTGAAGATGCACCTGCACTTACAGCATTGATTGCTTTTGTTTTTGGTTGAATGTTGAAAGTACCTTCAATAAGGTCTCTGTCATCATATCCAACAAACAGTCCAAGTTTGAAGTATGTGGCAGTGCCACCTCTTGTAAAGACCTCTACCTCAGAAACTGATGCCTGAGTCTGAGAATCAGATGATTTTCTGATGGTCTGACCAATCAGTTTGCTGGGATCACCAGAAATTGTTTCGACAACTACAACTTCTCTTCTCAAAAACTGAGATGAAGATGGCTTTAGAAGACGGTTTTCTAAGTCAATAACCTTTGGAGTTACTCCATAAAGGACTCTAAAAAGAATTTTAAAGGATTCTTCAGTACCTTTTGATTCATAGAGAGATCTTGCTTCTTTAATGAAATTGTTTACATCCAAATTGGATACAAAATCAACATCCTCAAGACCAGGAGTTAAAGTATATTTGAGTTTCTTATAAAATTCTTTGAGAAACTCAGCACTTAAATTCTTTACAGTAGCACCAGAAGTATGTGATGCTTGATCTGAAGTATTAAAAACTAATTCTTCTGGATTTAACTCTGAACGATATGAAGTAATTCCACTAAATCCTCTTACACATCCAGTAAAAGAGTTTGTAGTGATACCAGTATAAGTGAAAATCTCATTATCAATCTGGAAAAGACCATACTGAGTAGGAAATCCTTTGGTAGAACCTACCTGCACAGTATCTGCACTTGAAGAAATATTTGCAGAGAGAGTAGTAATACCACTGATAACCTCTGGTGTAAGATTATCAATCTTCAAATATTGGTCTAAGTTATTGGCAAGGTCTGCTGGAGCACCTTGATATTCCTGAGATATGTAATATTGCTTTAGAAAATCTACTGCCTTAGGACTTTCGGAACGTAAAAACTCTGGTAATTGGTTCTCAATAATTT